TGGTAGATAATATTGCTGGTTTGAACGATAATGTTCAGAGTGTTGGCGAAGATTTGGGTGCATACGCGGTTGATGATCCTTTAGGTTTTGGCACAGATATTGTGACTGGATTGGCTGAAGGGGTTTATAATCTTGTTACCAGTCCGATTGATACGGCTTCTGGTTATTTGGAAGATGTTTATGGCGCGGCAACGCGGGATCAAACGAATCTAACTGCTGATCAGAGGTTAGGTGATTTATTTACTGCGGCGTCTATTATTCCTACGGCAAAATTGGCGCAGGGGCTTGGTTCGGCAGCTAAAAACAGCAATATTGCGAAGGGTTTTAGGGGCGAGCTTGCGGCTGATTTTTATGGCCCTGATGGGCCACAAGTGGCTCCAAATGTGGGTGGGTTTAAGGTTCCAGAAACTGATCAATTAAGGGAGTCTCTTACTGCTGAGTATGATATTTTAAAAAGTTCTGGTCTTTCTGATTATGAAATAGAAAGCAAATATGGGATAAAAGTTTATCAAACAAATGACCCTTCAGTTCCTCGTATTGTTGGAACTGTTAAGCCGTCATCTGAGGTTGATGTATCTAGTGAGCCTTACACTTTAGAAAAAATGTCTGAATCATATGGGGGTGTTTATACGCCTTCAACTGATGAAATTATTATAAATCAAAAATATAATCCAACCCCTGCTAGGATAGACCAAATACTTCGTCATGAGGCAGAGCATAGAAGGCAGAGCGAAGCAGGAAAGAAAGGTTCTCAATTCGGCACAGGTGGGATTGATTATTCTTTTAGACTTCAAGAAAAAGCATTGGAGGATTTAAACAGTCAAATTAGGAAGGAGCGGGACCCGACAAGAAAGGCAGAGTTAATCACGGAGAGAGACAGGGTTGCAAACATTGATGCTGCTGGTTCTTACTTTAATAGTCCCACTGAGCGTGGTGCGCGTCAAGCTGAGACAGGGCCGTTTACAACATATGACCCTACTGTTACTGCTGCTGAACTTCTTGATCCACAGATTAATCCTAATCGAAATTTATTAGGGCGTATTGATGATTCTATAAGTAGAGCCATTCTTCCTACTTATGGTGGTTTATCTCGTTTTAGAGAAATGGGTCCAAGAGTTCCTTTTTCTAATGATAAACTTTTTAAGGGTCTTGCAGAAGCTGCTCTGCCACTTGCCTACATGAATATACCTAGAACGCCTAGTACAAGGGGTAATCAGCCTGTTCCATTTATAACTGGTCCTGATGGTCGTGTAGATGAGGCAGTATATAGTTTACCTGAAAGCCGCAGTATTCCCGACGATATTCAGAAAATGATTGATGGTTTGAACAAAAAGGCTCCTGTTGTTGAGTACGAAAACAGAAAAGCGCAGATGATGGCAAATGGTATTTCAGGTACTAAGCTGCAATCTAACTTGGATAATTTAGCTAGGAACTTGGGCATTGAACGAACTGACAGGTGATTTTTCAAAGTACCTCACTGATGAGGAACTAGCGAAGGTCGCTCCTATGTTGGAGCGTTTGCAGACGCTTGATAAGCGTGTTGAGAAACAGGACAACTACATGAGTTTTGTGAAGCATGTTTGGCCTCAGTTTATTGAGGGCAGGCATCACAAGATTTACGCTGAGAAGTTGCAGGCTGTTGCGGATGGTAAAATCAAGCGTTTGATTATTAACATGCCGCCTCGACATACGAAGTCAGAGTTTGCGAGTTATTTATTTCCGACTTGGCTGATGGGCAGACGGCCTGATTTAAAGATTATTCAGGCGACTCACACGGCTGAGTTGGCTGTTGGTTTTGGTCGTAAGGTTAAGAACTTAATTGATAGCGAGGAGTTTCGTGATGTCTTCCCTAATGTCAGTCTTGCAACGGACGCTAAAGCGAGTGGTCGCTGGAGTACGAACGGCGGTGGTGAGTATTACGCGGTTGGTGTTGGTGGTGCCTTGGCAGGCCGTGGTGCGGATTTGGCGATCATTGATGACCCGGTTTCTGAACAAGACGCGCTGAGTGTTACGGCTTTAGATAACATTTACGAGTGGTACACATCTGGTCCACGGCAGCGTTTACAGCCCGGTGGTTCGATTATTATTGTTATGACGCGTTGGAGCATTCGTGACCTGACGGCAAAGGTTTTGGCAAAGCAGAGTGAGAAGGGTGCGGATCAGTGGGATATTGTTGAGTTTCCTGCGATTATGCCGTCTGGTGATCCTTTGTGGCCTGAGTTCTGGAGCTTGGATGAGCTAGAGGGCGTTAAGGCTTCTATTCCTGTGGGCAAGTGGAATGCCCAGTATATGCAGAATCCTACTGCTGAAGAGGGTGCGATTATTAAGCGTGAGTGGTGGAACTTGTGGGAGAAGGAGGACCCGCCTTCTTGCAGTTACATTATTCAGAGTTATGACACTGCGTTTAGTAAGTCTGACAGGGCCGACTATAGTGCGATTACGACTTGGGGTGTTTTTCATCACGATGAAACGCGAGAGGATCATATTGTTTTGTTGGACGCTGTTCGTGGGCGCTGGGAGTTTCCAGAGTTAAAAGAACAAGCGAACGATCTTTATGAGTTGTATGAGCCTGACATGGTTCTTGTGGAGCAAAAGGCGAGTGGTATGCCGTTGACGCAGGAACTGCGCAGGATGGGCATACCTGTAACGCCGTTTACGCCTAGTAGGGGTGCAGACAAGTTTACAAGGATGCATGCGTGTGCGCCTGTGTTTGAGAGTGGCATGGTGTGGTGTCCTGATACGAATTTTGCTGATGAAGTTATGGAAGAATGCGCTGCATTTCCGAACGGCGAACATGATGACTTGGCGGATTCGATGACTCAGGCTATACTACGATTTAGACAGGGTGGTTTTATAACCACTCCGAGTGATTATGACGATGAAGATGAACTGGCGTATGCGCGTCGAAAACGTGAATATTATTAGGAGGCTTTTACATGGCTATGAAAGGTAGAAATTTAAGGGGTGGTAGAAACCCCAGACGCGCTAAGGCTATTCAACAAGCCTTAGAAGAAGCGTTGGCAGGCGGTGCAGGTACTGGAGCAGGAAGCTCAGGGATGACTTCATCTTTGCGTCCTAAAGCAAGACCGGGAAGCTCAGGAATAGCTTCTTCTTTACGTCCTCGCGCTCGACCACAAACAATTGGCGGCATGGAGGGCGGCAGCACTCGCGGTGTTAATCCAATAGACAATTACAGCAAAGAAGACTTGATGAAACTTCTTGCGTCTATGGCTGGAGGTCCAGCCGCTATGGGTCTTGGTGCGGCAAAAGCGGGTAGAGCTGCTGCTGAAGCTATGGGAATGATGGGTGGTGGCGCAGTGATGCGTTATAAAAAAGGCGGTGCGGTCAAGAAGAAGCGCACTAAGAAACCAAAGAATGGCTGCACCATGAAGGGTCGCGGCGGTAAATATAAAGGAATGAAGTAATGCCAAATACTCCTAAAAAATATAAAGGTTTTTCAAAGTTGCCTGAAGACGTTCAGCAGAAGATGGACCCTGAAGCAGCCATGAAGTACATGGAAGGTGGCGCGGTCAAAAAGTACATGGGCGGCGGCAAAGTTCGTGGCTACAAAGATGGCGGCGGTGTTTGTCGTGGTGGTGGTGCAGCGATTTCAGGCACCAAGTTTGCTGGAGTAAAGTAAATGGCTAAAATCGTTATCAACATTGACATGGATGAGCTTACATCTGGTATCAACCAAGTTGTTGATGACGACATGTATGAAGTGGAGGAGGAGTTTGTTTGTCCTCTTTCCACTCAAGATTCTGATGTAAATGCTGAAAATCGTGAGAATGCAGTTCAAGAATATGCTTATGGTCCAGCCGTAAAAAACTGGGAAAAGAAGAAGCAAATTTGCGGAACTTGCGAGTATTATAACATTCGCTCTAAAGTTTTAGACTGCATTGAAAGCGGCCTTGGAATGGATGAGGGCAGTGAAGTTGGTTATTGCGAAAAGCTAGATTTTACCTGTGCGGCTGAGAATGTGTGCAATGAATGGGAAAAGGGCGGTCCTATAACCGACTTTGAGGACATTAATACGCTTGAGCCAATTGAGGGTAACGAAAAGGATATTTTCTAATGGCAGTCGAACGTGGATTAGGTGCAGGTGGATTGCCTGAAGACCCAATGATTGCTGAAGCTGAATCGCTTCAGAATGTAATTGATTTACCTGCGCAGCCCGGTGTTACAGAGTTTGACGATGGCAGCGCAGTAGTTGGTGAGTTTGAAGACGAGATGGCTCCCAAGCCTGAAGTTCCCTTTGATGGCAACTTAGCTGATGTTATTGATGAGGCTGAGTTAGGTCGTATTTCATCTGATTTGGTTGGTTCGATTGAGGATGATTTGTCCTCTCGTGAAGACTGGGAAGATACATACAAAACAGGGTTAGAGTTCCTTGGTATGAAGACCGAGGATCGTACAGAGCCATTTGAAGGCTCCTCTGGCGTTATTCATCCGTTGTTGGCTGAGTCTGTTACGCAGTTTCAAGCGCAGGCGTATCGTGAGTTGTTACCTGCGACTGGACCTGTTCGAACGTCTGTTATTGGTGCGCAGAATGAGGTGCTTGTAAAGCAGTCTGAGCGTGTCAAAGATTACATGAATTATATGATTACCTATGAAATGGAAGAGTATGATCCTGAGTTGGATCAGATGTTGTTCTATCTTCCTGTTGTGGGTTCTACGTTTAAAAAGGTTTACTTTGATCCGCTAAAACAACGTGCGGTTAGTAAGTTTATTCACGCTGAAGATTTAGTTGTGCCATATGGTGCAATTGATTTGGTTTCTTCTCCTCGCGTTACGCATCGAATCACGATGGATTCTAACGAAGTTCGCAAGATGCAGCTTGTTGGTTTCTATCGTGACATCGACCTTCCTACTGGTGGGTACGGTGAAGAGGATATGGCTGATGAGGTCGAGGAATCAATTGATGACATTCAGGGAGTTCATCCAAGTGGACCGTCTGAAGATTTAACTTTGTATGAGGTCCATACAAGCCTTGATATTGAGGGCTTTGAGGACATGGGAGCAGATGGCGAGCCGACAGGTTTGAAATTGCCATATATCGTCACAATCATTGCTGATTCTGGCGAGGTATTGGCTATTCGTCGTAACTATATGGAAATCGACCCTATGAAACGTGCGAAGCAGTATTTCGTGCATTATAAGTTTCTGCCCGGTCTTGGTTTTTATGGCCTTGGCTTGACTCACATGATTGGTGGGTTAGCTCAAGCGTCAACGTCGATCCTGCGTCAGCTTATTGATGCAGGCACCCTCTCCAATCTTCCAGCAGGCTTTAAAGCCCGTGGCGCTCGTATCCGCGATGAAGACAATCCCCTTCAACCGGGTGAGTTCCGCGATATTGATGTGGTTGGAGGCACCCTGCAAGGCTCCTTGATGCCACTCCCCTTCAAAGAGCCTTCAGGGACGCTTTATAACCTTTTGGGAACCCTAGTGGATGCAGGACGCCGTTTCGCGTCTATGGCTGACCTCAAGGTTGGTGAGATGGGCGGTGAAACGCCTGTTGGCACGACGATGGCGATTATGGAGCGTGGTACAAAAGTTATGTCCGCGATTCACAAGCGTTTACATTATTCGCAGAAGATTGAGTTTAAATTACTTGCGAAAATCTTTTCTGAAACGATCCAGTCTTATCCGTATCAAGCGGACATGCAAATGGGTCCAGAGATTTTCGTGCAAGACTTTGGAGGTCAAATTGATGTCCTACCAGTTTCTGATCCCAATATTTTCTCTATGTCGCAAAGGATTGCTCTGGCGCAAACTGAACTACAGTTAGTGCAGTCTAATCCGCAAATACACGGTGGCCCACAGGGTCTGTATGCCGCGTACCGTAAGATGTACGAAGCTCTTGGTGTAACAAACATAGAT